ACTTTACGAAATTTTAAATCTCGATGCCACATTAATTCTATTGGATCTATATTTTCATTAAATTCACGAATAATATATTTGTCTGTTACTTCTATGTCGGTGTATGGGGTCATTTTTTGTAAGGAGATAATGCTCGTTTAGATGAAAAAGTTTTTATATTTCTACTTTTAGCTAATTCTTTTATATTTGTTAAATCAGTTCCTTGTTCGTTTAATAATAAGGACACAACATATTTATCTAAAGGTTTTATATCTTTATTTAATATTTCTATTTCTTGTTCTCCATATTCAGCTCCAGAAGGTTCATAATCTATTTCAAATCCGTCTTGTTTAATTTTGTCAAAATTTATCACAAAACATGCTAATAAAGAATAATTAGATCTTTTACCATCTCCACCACTAAAATCTATACTAAAATTTTTAAGTAGATCTTTATCAGTTGTCACAGATATAAAGGAATTACCTAATTTTTTAGCATCTCCTTTTATAGAATTACTTTTTAATATTTGTTTAGCATTAGATAATGTAGTATAATGGTATACATATTTAATATCTTTATCACCAAATTTATAATCAGATTCAGATTTATATTTATTTCTTATATCATCTATAGCTTTATCATATTGATTTTTGATTTTTAAATAACTATTATATAACTCAGGAAATGTTTCTTTAAATTGAGTAGAATAGTTTTCAGCATAATAAGAAAAAGAATTATATTCGTCATATCCCATTTTTTCTATATTTATTTTAGAAATTTGAGGAAATTTAGTATAAAATTCTTTTAATTTATTATTATTCCATCCGTATTTTTTTCCTAAAGAAATAAAAGCATCTTTTTGTAATTTAAGCAGTTGAGATAATTCTAATTCTTTTTGAATTAATTTTTCTCTAGTAGTAATTTCTTTTAATATATCTATAAGTTTAATCATTTTTCTTTAACTTCATTCATGTTATAATAAAATGAATCTCCATCTTCAGTTATCCATCTATCAGATTGGTTTTCTACTGATGGCAATTCAGTGTCTACTTTAAATTGTTTTAGATCTTGTGGAAGTGATTTAGTTACCCAATTTGAATCTTTCCAAAATATTCTATTATTAGGCATACACATTAAATATCCTTCATCTGATTCGAATATATGACCACATTTATAATCTGTGGGTTCATCACTATATGGGTTATCATACCAATCTACTGTAAACATATATGTTCCCCAGACTTTACTTCCATCTCTTAAAACAACCTGTGCTCTATGGTAAGCTAAAAAACTATATTCTATTATAGAAACATTTTCGCTAAAACAATCCCAAAGTTGTTTAAAATTAAATGGTATATCTTTTGTTGGAATCTTTGTATATATTTCAGAAAGTGGAACTCTAGAACGAACCATCCCATTATCTGTCATAACATGAAAGGTTAATATAACTCCAGCACACGATTGGATACCAAAAACATACACATTATAAAACTCATCTGAATCTTTGTGGTTTTTGGTAAAATATGATTTGCGAACTAATGCTTTAAAACTTGGGATATTTTGATTTAACATTATCTTTTTTTATAAATAATTTACATAGTACCTTTGAACAACCTAATTGGCGTTAAGATTGTGTTTGAGCTTTATTTAAACTTCCAAAGATTTTTTTAAATTTGCAATGTTGTCATATGAAATAACTTCGTCGAACCCTTCGTCTGATGTAACCTTTTGAAAAGATTTAAACATACGGTCGAATACTTCTGGTGAGATTGTTTTGGATTTGCCGTCTAATTTAGCTTGCTCTGCCCTTTTTGCTCCGACTTTTTTAATTATGTCTTCTGCTCCTTCAAAATTAAATACAACTGCTACCTTGTGATATTCATCCTCCGCACCTTCTATGGCTTTTAATGCTCCTTTTCTAGCACCGGCAGTCATATTAGTCATATCAACAATTATATTTGGTTCGCCTTTAGCTTGTTGAACTCTTTGATTAAATAAATCAACTACTTTATTATTAGCTTCTAATACTTTATCATACGATAGAGGAGCCCATGTCATATAAGAGGGGGATTTAACTACAGTACCGTATTTTTCGTTAGTATCTCCTTCCTTGGCATCTGCGGGGACTTGTGTAAACATATCGTCGTATGTCCATCCGTAGGTTTGTGCTACCTTCTCAGCTAGATCATCACGATTAATAATGTAGGGTTTTATACCTCTTAGTTCGTTTTTTATATACGTAGACTTGCCAATAGAAGGAGGGCCTACTAGCACATATAGCTTTTTTTTACCTAAACTACTGTCAGTAGCTTCAGTGATGATGCCGGCAAGTTGCTGCCATCTACGAAAGATTTCTGGTAAGGGTTGTTTTTGCATTATTTTTCTCTTATAAGTAATTCACCTAATACCTCCAAACGGCCTACTTCGCGTTGAAACTCGGTTTGAGTCATATTCAATGAGATTTTTTTATATGTTTCGTTAAATTCTTTTTTAGCAGCTTCTTTATCAAATTTACCATTTATTGCTTTTTTATAATAAGATGGTTTTACGTTAAAGTGAGTGTATGTTAGTAAAGCATCTCCACCTTTTTCTTTAGCATTAGCTATAATTTTTTCAGCACCTGCTAAACGGTTTTTAGCAAATTGCCTCTCTACCTCTTCTCCTCTAGTTAGTAGTTGAAGTAATTTTATCATTTTTTTACATTTTTAACAGGAGCATAACCAGAACCATATGGTGCTGCTTTACCTGATTGTGGGTTTGTTGTTTCTTTTAATTTACGTAAACGTTCTGTTTTTTCTTTAGATGCTTCTTTTTTTGCAGTAATATATTCTAATCCTTTTTTCAAACGGGCTTTTGCTTCAGGATCTTTAGCATTTTGATATGCTGCTCTAACACGTTGATGAATTAAATTAATTATTTGTGACTGGCGAGCATGTGATTTAGATTTAAATGATGTTTTAGATAATGTATCTTTTATATCTTGAACAGTTTTAAATTTTATACGTACTGTATCAGTTGGATCTTCATCTGTGTATAAACGACGATCTGATCCTTTAGGTTTTTTACCAGTACCAGTTTTGGGGTCTCTTTCAAGTAATATATCTATTAATTTAATCATTTTGTTTTTCCCCATTTTTTACCTTTACCAGGTGTTTTACATTGAGCAGGTGTTGGACGACATGCTGGGTATTTGGAGCGTTTTTCTCCTTCTTTTCTACCACATGCTTTATAACCTCCATCTCCATCAGGTGCATTACAATCTACCCATCCACCTTCTTTACCTTTAGGTCCTTTACGTTTGAACCAAGTACGTAATGTTTCTTTGGCTTTTTCTCGAATTAATTCTTCACTTATGCCTTTCCAAATTTTACCTTTACGACATCTAACTACAGCACCTGATTTATAAGCGGAAGGTTTGTCGTATTTACGATCTGCTATACGAAGACAACGATCACGTTTTTCTTTTTTTTCTTGTATGTTAGAATCTTTTGTTATTGTGGTAGAAGATAATAGTTCTTGATCTACTATTTTATTTTTTAAAGTAAGTAGTTTTTCTATATATCCTGAATTTCTTAGTTCTTTAAAAGCTAAATTTTCAATAGAATATTCTCCTTCTTTTTCTAATCCTGTTTTACGTAAATTTTTTAAATGTTGTACTAATTTTTTTATTTTTTCTAAATCAGGATTATTTATTAAATTATCAATTTCTTTTTTATATGAATCTGCTTTTTTATTAATTTCAGAATCAGGAATTTCAATTTTTTCGTATGTTGGTAGTTTAATCCATTTATCTTTTAATAAAGAATAAATTCCTTGAGATGCATTAGGTTCATTTATATCTTGAATATATAATTCAATATTGCTATTATTTATTTTTAATTTATGATTTTTATTCCAATTGTTTTTAACTTCATTAAAATATTTTTTAACTAAATCAGGGTCTGAGTATTTGTTTAAATCTACTAAAATATGAAGATCAATATCAGAATATTGGGTCCAATTATAATTTGCTGAACTGCCTAATAGGATTATATCTTTATATGGGTACGGCATTTCTAGTTCTTTCCAGAAATATTCAGCTATTTTAATTAAAACATTTTTAACTTTAGGCTTAATTGTGGTTTTATCAAAAATTAAAGGATTTAATATTTCTTGATTTACATATTCGGAAATATTAGATTTTTCTTTTTGTTTTAATTTTAATATTTTCATACCCCTTTTAATCTTTTACATCTTTAGGACGAGATATATATTTACCTGTAATTACTCCGGGGATATTTAAAATATTTTTTAGTATTTCTTTAAATCTTTTAAAATTAAAAGGTGAAAATGGAGAAGGATCTATTTTTAATGATAAAACATATTTATAATTTTTTCCAACATCATATTTATCTAAAACATCTATTACTGTTACCCCTTGAACTGCTCTAATATCTGACAAAATATCAGATATATTTCTTTCTTCTGAAAGAAGAAAAATTCCTTTTATTTGATATATTTTAGGATTATATGATTCGTTTAATATGTCTATTAATTTTATCATTTAAAAATATGTTTGTTCAAAGTACAATACTTCAAAATTATTTGATACATTAACTAATTGAGCAGCATTTAATAAATCAGCATATTCTTTTACAGAAGTTGTTTGGATTTGTCTTAATTCTTGTAAAAAATCAAATGTTGCTAAATCTGTTGGGAATACTATTGATGAATCACTATTATATGATAAAAATAAATTATATTCCATCACATATGCCTTATTTATAATATCTATAAGATTTATAAAAGAAGGTACCATTTTTACCGGAGGTACAAAAGGCATTACATTCCATCCTGTTAAATAATCCTGTACTTTTTTAGCATGAGTTAATTCACTTTCAGCTTCACCTGTAAAATAAGCAGCTGCTTTTTTATATGATTTATCTTCACACCAGTTAGCAGCATTTCTATAAAAATAATGAGCTGTGTATTCATCCCCTATTCTTTCAATTAACATTTTTGTTACTTCAGGGGTTAAAGTTTTAGGAATTAATATTTCAGATTGTTGTGCAATCTGTATTTCATTAATATTATTTAATTTATTGCTCATTTTGTGTTTTTTATTATAAATATATAAATTAATTTGTTTTTTAATAAATATATTATATTTTCAATTGAGGATATGATGTTGATAATACTATATTACTCATAAAATGTATATTGCCTTTTTCAGTACTATCTATGAGTTCATCAGGAGTATATAAATTATAATTAAATGTATTGCTTGATATAATCATATAATAATCATTTTCTTTATGTGAATTAACATAACTAGATATATATTTTTTATATAGTATATTTTTAATATTAGATATATTTTCTTTATCTAATTTTATATTATCAGTATTTGGGTAAAGTTTATTTAACTCATCATTGATAAAATTTAAACTATCTGGATTTTGTTTGAAAATTTTACTTATATAAAATACAAGAGAAGAATTTTTAGGTTCAAGTTTTACATTAGAATACTTGTTAGCAAAATCTTGGTATAATAAACTAATATCTCCCGATCTTTTCATTCCCGTTCCTGGGAATCTAGCACCAGATCCTTTAAGTTCAATTGTTTTGTTATCTATTTGAATGTCTCCTATTTTTTGTTTTGTAGCATTAAAAAATAATGCTAAAGCAATTTCACCAACCCCTAACCCTTTACCCTTTTCAACAGGAGTATAAGTTAATATTCGTTTAATAAAGTTTTCAGGAAAATCAGTTTTAGTTTTTATTATATTATATAAATTTCCACTTTTACCTAAATCATTTAATGATAATAAATTATTAGATTTTAAATATTCTTCTAATTCTTCTGTGGTTTTGTATTTTGAGGTTAATAATAAAATATATTCTATTGTTTCTTTATTAAATTCTTTTAATTTTAATTCTTTCTCTAAATTGTCTTCTATTTTATTATCTTCTTTATCTTCCTTTTTATTTATTTTTTCTAAATATTTAATTACTTTCTTTTTAGCTTCTTCATCAGATAAAGTTGTTAATAAATTTAAAATTTCACTATCATAATCTTTTGGTTCTGGTTTTTCTTTTTCATCCAAACTAATACCTATTCTTTCTAATAAACTATTTAAAATTTTAACATCCTGTTCATCATTCATGTCAGGATATCCTTTGGGAAACTTATATGAATATTTTTTAAAAAATAAATCCAATACATCCATGACTATTTTATTTATTGTTCTTTTTTATATTGTTTTATATTATGAGATAATACCTCATTAATATTTTTATTTATAGGCGCATTTTTATTTTTTAGTATCGATTGTCTTTGTTCACCAACAAAATTATTGATTAAATCAGAATCACTTTTTATAGCGCATTTATTACACCCACAACCACATTTGTTTTGTGAATTATGTATTTCTTTTATAAGCTGTTTTAATTCTTTTAATTTCATTTTATTTTTCTTCTGTGGGAGGTGTCTCTGGTGGGGTTTCTTTTTCTGAAGGAGTTTCAGTTGTTTTTGTAAGACCGGATGATGGGTATCTTAATATACGAGATATAGATTCTGTAGCTTGTTGTTCATTAGATACATTACTTAAATAATAATTTTTACCTTCTACCTGAGCAATCCATGATTTGTTTGTATATTTAAGATAAAAAAATTGACCATTATGTAATACTACTTTAAAAGTAGTAGGTTTTGGTGATACCCAATGTATATCTTCTATAAAATCTGAGTAAGACGGGGTTAAAAGACTAATTATTATACTTTTTAAATTTGGAAATTTAGCAAGAAAATAAATTTTTTCTTTAGGTTCTTCTTCTTTATAGAAATCTTTTTCACTTTTTTGATAAGTAAACTTTCCATTAGAGTAAATACTTCCAACCGCCTGTTTTATTTGGTTAATAAATTCCTCTTTGGTCATATTTTATATTATTTTCTAGCTAAAGTTCTAGCTAAATAAATTTTAGCATTATCTAATAAAGTAGATAATTTAGGATCTCCATATGAATTAGCTACTTTTATAGCAGCATCTAAAGCATTATCCATTTCAACTGCTACATCTCCACTATCAGTTTCAGATGATATATCGATATTTTCTTCACCTGAAGGTGTGTCTATGTTTAAATCTTCTTCAGTTTCAGTTTCTTCGTTTTTTGCTTCTCTAACAATTTTTTTAATATTTTCTTTAATAAAATATTTAAATTCTGATTTTTTCATTTTTTTAATGTATTATTTGTATATAAATATGAATTAAAAAGGGTTCCTAATGAAGATGTTTTATGTTTTATAAATTCTAAACTATCTTCAGATATTTTTGTTTTTTTCTTAATATATTCTACACCTAATATTCCTATAAAATTATCATTTAAATCAAATAACGCAAACATATAATACGATTTTGTATTTAAATCATTATTATATATTTCTAATCCTTGATGTTTGTTTTCATCATAATCATTTATTAATATTTCACCATCTTCATATAATTTAGAAAGTGATTTACTAAATAATGATACTGGAATGTTGTGAAGGGTATCTTTAATACTGGGAGTGTTTGGGGTTAAATGTTCATAAAATATAGAGAATTTTTGAATTGATTTTCCCGTTGGATATAAATTACCACCATTGTGGAACTGAATTATCCATGTTCTATCACAGTGTAATTCTTTTAAAAGAATATCTAATTGTTGATCTATTAGCTTATTAAATTCCATAACCTCAATAAGTGGATCGGATTTTGGTTTTTGTTTAGCTAATTTATTCTTTACAATTATAACTATTATAGGACCTAAAATTCCGGTTATTATTGCAGTAATTATGAGTGATTCCACTATTAAAGAATTATATATTAACTATTTATATATAAATACATATTATTTTTTTAAATTTTTGAGATATTTTATAGATTCTTCCATATTTTGGTTTATTTTATCTATATTTAAATTACTATCCCATTTTTCAATATCTCCTTGTTCTGTTACATATGATTGATTATTATCTTTTATACTTTCTTCAACCCACATTTGAAAATCATTAATAAAATTATCTATTCCTTCATTATGTATTTTTTTCTCATATTCCTCCCACAATCCTAATTTTCTTAACTCTGTTTCATATTCAACCATACAATTGAAACATTTTTTATGATTATTATATATTACCTTGTCATTTCTATGATTCATTATATTTGAACATGAAGGACAAAACAGTGGTACTAAAGATAATTCTTTAATTTTATCTAATTTAGTTATATTTTGTTTTATTCCATCTTTAATAGTCCATTTTTTTCCATTTTCAACCCATATATCTCCTTCAACATGATCTTCTTTTTCAGGATTATATCCAATTCCAATTGTTGTTTTATCGTTGTGTTTTTTAGTAACTAAATTTCTAATACGTTGAACATCTTTCTTAGAAAATTCCTTTTTTAAAATATTATCTTTCATAATCCTAATTCTTTAAGTTTTTTTATAGTATTATCAGTACTAGTATGATGTATTCCAATACCTCCAGTATTAATCCATCTTTCTATAGTATCGGCTCTATCATCTATTAATATTTTATTTTCACCCGCTTCTAAATGTTTTTGTTTAGCAGATCTAAATATTATAGGAACATAACCTAAATGTTTTTTAACCCACTCATTTTTACCTATTATTGATTCTTTATTTCTTGATGGAGCGGTTAAAATTATAGGTTTATATTTTTTTATATAACTCCATAATTCTCTACCATCAGGCATCCATTCTATTGTTTCCCAAAATTGTTGTTCGGTCATCTTTTTATTTTTCAATCCATCTTTTAAAATTTCCCAAAACTCATTTTTACCTTGAGCATCGGCATGATGTGTTGAAACACCTGTTATTTCAAAATATCTTTTATCGAAATCTGCAAGACAACCATCCAAATCTTCGTATATGGTATATTTTATTGAATTATAAATTTCTTTAAGTTTCATAAACTTATTGATAATATTTCGGGATATTTTCTGTTAAATTCTCTCATTATTTTTCCACTAAAACTATTTGCTTCATTTTCATGTTCAGATCCATCTTGTCCAGATTCAGGAGTTAATACTCCTTTTAAATCTTGCTCAAAATGTTTCATTTCATGACTAAGACTTCTACATATATCACTTAAATTTCTTCCTTTTAATACTACAAAAATCTTTTTTTCTCCGGGAATATATCCTCCAAAACTTTTATGTTTTTGAGAATAATCATTATTATTTATTAATACTATTTTTGGACGTTCTTTTAAATGTAAAACATCACAACAATAATTTACTAATTTATTTATATATAAAGCTTGATTTTTTATAGTATTTTCTTGAATATTTTCTTTTTTTGGAAAAATTGCAAATACTACTCCTCCTTGTTCAACATAAGTAGTTCCAGGAACTATTTTAGATATAAAAGCTTTATAAAATTTATTTCTTTGATTTGAAGATAAAAATGCACCTTTATTTTTAGATTTTTCTTGAGGAACATATCTTATTCCTAATATTTCTAAATCTTTATTTTCTTTTAAAAATTCTTTTACTTCTTTTATAACAGTAGACATTATTCTAAATAATTCTCCTTTATTTGTTTCTTGGTAAATATCATCACTAAAAGTATCTAAATGAAAATCTACTTGAAGAAATTTATTTATAGGAAATAAAGATATTTCATAATCAATTCCTGAATCTGTAGAGAATTTTAGGAATTTTTCATTATTAGAGTACCTAGAAAATGTTTCATATGGTTGAGATGTTCCTTCACCTACCTCATTTATATTTTTTTCGTTTAAATTATTATTTTTCTTTAAAACTATAACTTTTCCAGATTTTCCATCTTTAGTTTTAAATTGTAAACCTGCATCTTTTCTAGAATACCCAGGAATTTTATTAGTTTTAGTTAAATTATTATAGATATTTCCATATCCACTTTCATCTAAACTTGATATTCCTATGTATTCTGGTTTTTTTTCTTGAGTAAAATCTAGTATAATTTTATAAATTGTTGATAATATTTTTATATAATTTCCTTTAGCATTTTTTGTTGGTAAAGAAGGATTCGGATTTGTATTTCCTATTTCATGAAAATCAATATTATAATATGAATCACTATTATATGGATTTTTATCTAATTTTATTATTCTATAATTATAATCATATTCTCCTACAGTAAAATCTCCATTATCTATATCACCATATATTTCAACAGCATTATTTGGATTAAGAGATATCTCATTTATTTTTAATTCGTATAATTGAGTAAATAACTGTGAACTTAAAGTTTGAGATTGATTATATTTAGGTAAATCAAGTATCCATTTTTTTTCTAAATTATTATTGTTTTCATTAATTTTATTTATTTGTTCAAATATTAATTTTACATCATTAGTTGCAAAATTAGATTTCCTCATTACTGTTTTAGCTATAATATTATTAGCTTGTTTTACAAATGGGATATTAATATTTGATTTACTATCTGTGGTTAATACTTCTTTATATTTATTTAGAAAATCTATGAGTTTATTTTTATATTTTGATAATCTATCAAAAAATGCTATTAATTCAATATCGGTTATATCTTTTTTGTTTCTAGGGTCATTTACTCTATCAAAAAAATGATTACTAAATTTTACATCTAAAGGAGATAATTTTTGATCAGCATAATAATCAATATCATCTAATTCATAAGATAATATTTTTTCTTGAATATTTTTATCTTCGGGTTTTTTATTTATTATCTCTAAAAATTGATCTATATCTACTCCATATGGTAAAAAGGTTTTTATACGATCTTTATCACCATCTTTAATAGCTTGTCTTAAATTAGTAGAACTAATAACTTCAGAAGTTCCTTCTATATTTTTATTTTCAATACTACCTAAATCTAAAGGTTCAGCATTTGGGTATTTTTCTTTATTATTTAAAGATTTCCATCTATTTGATTCTCCTTTACCATATAATGCCATGTAATTGTTTACAGGATCATTTTCTATAATTTCATATGCTGTTTTAATTGGTGAAGGATCTTTTGAAATTTTTATTTCAACTTTAGAAGCATCTGAGCCTAATGTTTTTTCATATAATTCCCAAATTTGTTTTGATTGTTCATCATTATATTCTTCAAAGGATTTTGGGGAGATTATAATTATAACTTTATCAGCTTTTTGTAATGCATATTTTACAGCTTCTAAATGTCCTTTATGTGGTGGTTTAAATTTACCTGGGTATAAAGCTATAGTTTGTTTAGGGAGAGAATTAATAAATTCTTCAGGAAGTAAAGAAGCTACTAAATATTCTCCTAAATTTTTAATATAATTGTTTTCTAATAATTTATCTACTGCTTGTAATGCTTTTTCTTTATTATCTCCTTTTGGAGTATTTTTTTCTCCACTTTTAACAGATACCATAGATTTAAATAAGCCTTTAACACGATTTTTAGAACGTGGATTTTTCAAATTAGTAGATAAATCTTTTAATAATGTTTCAAAATCAGTATTAATATTATAATTAATAAATAATTTTTTAACAGTATTCCAATCCGATGATTTCCATACATCAGTTCTATCTATTTCTTTAAAATTATCTAATGTTACTATACGTAATGTTAAGCCTGCTCCAGATAAATTAAATTCATATTCTTGATTAGGTTCAAGTTCAGGAACATTGGTAATACCTAATCGTTTAAATATATCTTTTGGATTTTCTTCTAAACAAATTATTTTAGCTAAACCTAAAAGTAAACCTTGTATTTCAGCTGGGTAGTCTAGGAATGAGTTTTTAAAGGTTAATTCTTCTTCACTAATAGAAACAATGTTATCTATTTGAACAAATTGATCAGATGTATTAATTATTGGATATAATATAGTTACTAATTCACCACTACTAAGTGATTTTTTACCTTTATATTTATCACTTTTAAATGGTACTATAACTGAATCAGGAAAAGTAGCAAAATATTTAGCTAAATCTTGTTTAATTAATTTTTTATCTGTACCCTCTAATTGAACTATTAAATCAATATCTCCAAAATCTTGTTTAACTCCAGCATTATATGAACCTGTTATTTTAGCTTTTTTAAAGCCTGGGAATTTGGATAGAATTTTGTCTATATAATCTTGAACAGTTTTTTCTACTACTGCTCTAGGTATTCTGTTCCCACCTGCTGATCCTGACATTATTTTTTATATTTTATTAAATTAGAGTTATCTGGTAGGAATTTTCCTTTTAATTCTAACCTATCTTGGTTTTTAATCCAATAGTCTTGTAAATCTAAAGGAATATCAGCTCTAGTAGAGTCTAATATTTTTAAATATCTATCTAAAATATTATTTAATTTATTTTTAGGTAGATTATTTTTAATATAATCCATTAACTCAAAATAATCATTTAAAATATCTTGAGTTAAATTAATATTATATTTATCATTTAAAATTTGTATAGCTTCTTGAGGATTTGAAGCTACTAATTCACCAGTTTCTTTATCTGTTACCCCTCTATTATGATTAAAAGATAAACCTGCTTCAGAAAACATAGATAACATTAATTGAGTTCTATGTAATCCTTTTACATTATCTTTATAAGTATTAGAATAATAACTAAAACTTAACCAATCTATATTTCCAACATTAATGTCAATTTGAACTGATTTTTCAAATATTTCTTTTTCATTTTTATCAAATTGGGGGAAATTACAAAATATAGAACCTCCACCTGCAGCTTTAATATCAGTTGTTATAAGTTGAGATTTTTCTTCTAGTTGAGTTGCTATTAACTCTAACATTGTTCTAAGTTTACTTTGTGTTTCAGAAGCAGATCGGGCACGTTTTCTAATTTTTTCAAATAAATTTTCAAATTCTGTAGGATTTAGATTCCATTTATCTAATAATGGTTCACCTTCTTTAGACATAAATTGATCTACATTTAAAGCTAAATCTATATCTCCAGATTCGTCTTTTTTACCTACTGATCCTAAAGTATTAAATTTGAAATCAACTTTTGGATAAACACGTTTTAGTTCTTTAGTAAATTTTTCTAAAGTAGGTTGGATATATTCTTTTTTAATAGAAGAAGTAGTACCAAATACATTACCTCCTTCAGAAATTATATCTTTTAAAATTCCAACTAATGATATCATTCTTAGGGTTTATCATAAATATTTGGATCTAATTGAATCTCTAAAGGAAATTGTTCTGAATTTGGTTTAGGGTTAGGATTTTCTAATTTATATAAACTAAAAATAGAATTAAATAATTCAAGATTTTTTTCTATACTAAGATCGGGTTCATAAACTTCCCAACCTTTACCTTGTATTTTTTTATTACTTTTATCTTCGCCTCTTTTAGAAGATTTTAACCATACAACTCCAATACGATCTATTTTTTCTGCAAAATTTTCATTCCATGCTTGTGTATATGCTGCTAACTGTAAATCGTGGCTTCTATGTAAAGAATTAGATGTTTTAATATCTAATAACCATCTTTCATTATTTATTTCAACTACTAAATCACAAGTACCAGCATATTCAAATTTATCTGAAAAAAGATGGATTTCACTTTCTATAAGAACAGGTTTATATGTATTCCAAAACTCATGAAATTTTAAAATCATTTTCCATACTTCTAATGAATATTTAGAATTTCCATTATCATCAATCCATTGAATTTTTTCACCTTTTAAGTAATGCTCAATAGCATCATGGGTTTGTGTTCCTTCTTCTGCTGCTTTTCTAGCTATAACATCGGCATTATGTCCTACATCTTTAAGCCAATTTTCAAAAAATTTATTTTTTGGCATAAATTGTAAAATGCTAGTTACTGAGGGGTAGAATTTTCCATATCTTGTATAAAACCTATTATCTAATATACTAGCTTTTTTTGAGTCCGAATCTATTTCTAGTATACGGGTAACATTTTTTTTATAAATGTTAACATTTTTTTCAATCATAAAATTTGGAGTTTTTTCTCTAATAATTTAGAGAATGTTAATTGTTTAGCTTTATGCAAAATTTTAGTAAATTCTATAAATCCTAATTCATTAGGATCTTTTTTATCTAATTCTATAAGATATACTTGTTTTCCTTCATTCATTAAATATTCACAATGTTTTAATGAAATTTTTAAAGCGTCTTTATCTAAAGCTATATATATTTTTTTAACTTTAGATTCAACAATTTTTTTAAGTAAATTTTCTTGAATATTTTTACCTAATAATGGAATTGCATTTCGCTTTATAGTCATAGCATCTAATGACCCCTCACATAAAATTATAGGAGATGACCAATTTATAAAAAATTCAAAAGGAATTATATTTCTGGATATTGGTGGGTTGTCGTATTTTTTGGAGGTAAATTTATCAAAACTTCTAGCTGTAAAGTAATTTATATTTCCATTATTGTCATATGACGGGATTATAATTCTTTTTTCATACTTTCCTTTATCACAATATCCTAAATTATATTTTATTATATCGTTTTCATTAAATCCTCTTGATTTTAAATAGGCTAAAGCATGTCTTCCTATAATATCTAAATTATTATTATTTATTAAAGAAATAAATTCTTTAGGTAATGTAATTTGTTCATTTGCATGGTTTTGTTCTCCTATTTGATAATTAATTTTTAATAATGAATTTAATTCTTGAATTTTATCTTTAGGAGCATGTATTTTTTTAAATAAATTTATTAATCTTTTTCCTTTATTTAAACATACCCAACATTGCCATGGATTTTCTCTATTTTTATTTTCAGTAAAATTTACTTCTAATTTAGGTTTGTGGTGTTTACAAAAAGGACAATGGTATGCATAATTACCTCGGGAAGTAGGTTTCCCTGTTCCCAAAACTGAATTTGTTAGTGTGATTAAAAGTTGATCAACCATTAATATAAAATACAAACAAAAATTTGATTTTCCAAATTTTATTTATTAGATATTTTTAAAATCTTTAGTAAAAAAACGACCCTGAATATTATCATTAAAATATTTTTCTGGGGATTCTAATACTCCTAGTTTAAAAAGACATTTACATTCATAATATGTTAAAAGTTTTTTATCAAAAACACATTGTAATATTACTTTATAAAAATTATCTTTAGGTTCATTTTTTATTAATTCTAATAATTGTTTATTAGACCCCCAATACGTTTTCCAATCAGATTCTTTTTGTACTGTTTTTGATAATTGCTTTCTTCCAGGACCAGTTTGTTCTGCTAGTTCTTTTTTTGTTAATTTTTTTTTCACATTATGATAAAGATTTTTTTTACCTATATATAATTTTTGAGTTGGTATATGAACTATTTTATATATAAACCCATAAGTATTTAAAGGAAAATCACTTAAATCTTTTATAACTTCATTTTTGTATATCCACATTTTTATCTATCAAAATTTATTAATATTGTTGTATCTGTTGTATCAGATGAATTTAAAGGTTTAGCTAATTTAGCAACAGCTAATAATTCTTGGTTTTCATTATATAATCCAACTGTAGTGATATATGGAGTAAATATAGAACCCGTAACAAAATTATAGGTTTGTCCTTCACTTCCAGACATTAGGCTAGGGTTTAAACTAAAATTAAATTCATTTTCTCTAATAGTACATTTATATTGTGTTTCAAATATTGTCATACTACTAGAAAAAGAACAAGTAACCCCAGAACCTGTAATAAATTCTTTTAAATTAGAATGGAATCCTCCACTTGTTATTGTTATTAGCCCATGTGGATAAATTATATTTCCACATTTTAAGTTATTAATATTGTTATAAACATTTCCCTCACCATCATCATATAAAATAACAGAGCTTGTATAGGGTTGAGTATAAGCAGGATCAATAATACTAATACTAGCTGAAAATACATCCATAGTCATTCCTGTATTAGTAAAAAATAAACTATAATTAGTATTAATTGTTGGAGTTATAGATTGGGTGATAAGAAAAGACATAGATACTATAGGATTTCCTGTAGTAATATATGAAATAGATTGAGAATATAAAAATGTTCCTGTATTATTTCCTATTCCTGAATTTATATAAAAAGTAATGTTATTCCCCAAAGATGCTGTAAATATTAAATTTAAAGAGGCAGTAAGTAAAAGGGGTGAGGTATATGATTGATTAAATAAATAAGCAGCATTAGATGCTGTTAATCCTGAGTAGTCTAAGTATGTTAAACCATTTAATGGATCTATAGATGCGCTAAAATTATTTGCTGTTAATTCTGTAATAAACAGTTGTTCATTAGCTGATGTTGAACTAGCAGAAAATATAATAGATTGTGTGTGTGATAATGGATAATTTTGTTCATATTTAAAACTTCCAGGATGAATTCTATTTCCGAATAATTTTGAAGGGATAGAAATTATTCCTATTTCATCATTAGTACCTGTAGGGAATGTTCTGTAATCTAGACTAGGAGATTGTAAATAATTATCAAATCTAGAATAAACATCTTGTCCTATAAAATCACTAGATGTTGGTATTGGATTAGTTATATAATTAGTATAATATAATTGTTTAATTGAATTATATACTAATCTTTGATATTGAGTTGTTAAAAATCCTGTTGTTGGTTCAGAAGAAAAAGTTAATGGAGAAAATAAAATATTACTTGAAATATTTTTACCTATAAATCTATCAATACCTACATCGCTAGAGGTAAATTCATTAGATAAAAATGTAAAACCTTTTTTAACATTAAAAGGAGTTATTATTGTATCCTGGGTTGTAAATTGTTTATATGCACCCATTTAATATTTGTTAAAAATCTAATTTAATCCTCACAAGTGCCTCTTTAGTAAAATCTTTTTTAAGAGGTCTTGACATTTTTGCTACGGCTAATAATTCATTATTATCATTATATAATCCAACTGTAGTAACATATGTTTTAGGATTATTAATAAAGTCCGAGAATACTAATTCTCCTGTACTTCCTGATATAAAACTAGGATTTTCAGAATAATTAAATTCAGCATTTTTTACTCTTACATATATATAATCTGAAGTGATAGTTTCTTGACTATTTAATGAGAAACTTCCACTAACATCACTTCCTGAGGCTATTCTTTGGAAAATTCTACTATTATTATTTCCTGAAGAGTCAGAAGATCTACTTGTTGCTAAATTTATACCTCCACTAGCATATGGTAAATCTAATGCTGCTGGATTTAAAATAATGGTTCCTATATCTGGTAAAAACCAACCATAAGATCCAGAAGGAGTATAACCTGCTGTTACTCCTGAAAAAGGAGAAGTAGTTATGGCCGAACCATTACTACCACTAACTAAGTTGAATACTCTTCCAGCATCTGTATAAGTTATTGTTGTTACGTCATTACTATTATCAGTAATATTAATTGTTCTTTTACCAGCTCCACTACCAGAATATAAAGTTAAATTTAAAGATCCTGGAAATAAACTTTCTTTATATAGTGTTCTTGAAATTGATAATACATAAATATCAGTAACAGTAGTTCCTCCAAAATTAAAATCTGAATTTTCATCTCCTAAAACTAAATTTCTATATTGTCCATACATTGTTTTAGTGTATGACACTCCAGGTACTAAATCATTATAATTTACACTTCCACTACCCACCTTATTTCCATAAACTATATCAAATTGTTTTTCAGCTGATGAAAGGCTAGAGGCAGTTTGATATACACTTAAATAATAATTTCCTGATGATCCAGCTTCCTGTGTTGATGAAGTATAGAATTTAGTTAAAGTTGGAGTATTGTTACTCCAACAAGTTGCTGTTATTGAATCAACTCCTACTAAAAAATCTGAATTTTCGAGTCTTGTAAATGACATGTTTTATATTTTTTTAATTATGATTGTATTTTAGTAACTGTTATAGGAATGGTTATACGAGCTCCACTGTCTCTTCCTTCAAATATCATACTTGCTTGTATTTGGGTATTAGAACCAAATAAAGTATTAATAGTTGTGGCTTTTAAATTAAATGTAGTTCCTACTACAGTTTTAGAAACATTTGTTCCTAATGTTTGATTTGAATTTAAAGCTTCAGCTTGGGTTGTGTTAATACCTACACCATTAAATGTAGATAGTAATCTAATATCTGAAATAGTTGCAGTATATCCTGAAGATTCATAAACTGATGTGCCTCCTAAATAATTTAAAGTTTGAGGAGTAATTGCTAATGAAGCTCCTTGTTTTAATACTATTGAAGTATATCCAATGTCTAATATTGGCATTCTAGCAGTACCCCTGGGTAAAGTGACTAGTTTATATTTCATTATTTGAGTATTTAAAGGAAATGCTTCTAAAAGAGGCATTCCTTCTATTGCTTCTCCAGAATATGATGAACCTGATGGATGGTCGGGGTTATATAGTGTATAATCTATTTCATCATCAGATAATGCAAATTGAGTAATTCTAAAAGAACCATCATTTTTTGCTAAAAGTTCACGGCCTTTGGTAGTTAATATTGCATCTACAGTAACTACAGTATTATTAAGGTATCCCATTAGTGTAAATTATTATTTTATTATAAATATTGTTAAATTAAACTTTCACTATTTAATTTTTTAATTATATTTGGTATTTCTTTTTTTAATGTAGGACTAATATACTGAGGAATCATGAAACCTCCACCATTAATATTAGCAGCTGTTATATCATTTAATAATATAAATGAAGGATCATCTACTAATCTTCTTATAAGGAATGAATTAACGTTTGTTCCATTTTCTATATTTCTATCTAATGTTAAATATAATGATCCTGAATCTTCTGGAGTGGATATTTCTTTTATGTAATATGATTTATTTTCATTATATTCAAATCTTATAGTATCTCCAATTTCAACTGTAAAAGGGATAGTTGTAAAATAACCTGATCCATTAACATCTGTTTGATCTCTATCATATATAATTTCATTAAATTGTGGAGATCCTGTTAATATATTTTTAGCAGTAGAGCCTGTTTGAAAATAAAACTGACCGCTTCCTGAATATACTTCCAATGAAGTAAATAATTCAGGAATAACTAAAAATGTACCAGGGGGTTGTACATATAATTCTCCTAATTCAGATTCGTAAAATACTCCTACTCTAAGTTTAGAATCTCCATCTGGATAAAAGTAATTGGTTTCTAAAGTTTTGGTTATTGTTTGCTCTAAACCTACAGAAAAATTTAATTGAGCTAATACTTGAGTATCATTTCCATTAAAATTTGTAGTAGAAGGAACAGATTGAATTTGAATTACACCAGTACATATACCTCTAGAGTCAGATGGATTATCAATTAGTGGTGAAAATGTAGTAGCAGTTAATGTAATTTTAGTTTTTAATTTTATTCTATTATTATTTGCTAAACTACATGTTATATAACTATTAGGAGCAGGAGACCAATTAACATTTGTAGGTGAATATCCAGAAGATGTTAAAAATTGTATAGCTTCTCCTGGAAATCCTCCTCCATCTTGATAGTAAGAAGAAGATATATATGAAATAAATTTAAAATCAGTAGTATTTGAATTATTTCCAAAACTCATAGTTGGAATAGCATTAACATTACTTCCAGTTTGAGAATATATTATGGGAGCAAATTGTTTTCCAGCAGCATATATTGGAAAGTAATCGTTTGATGGGATATCATTTGGTGATGTTAAAGGTTGAGAAACTTGAACTAAGGAATTTTTTTCAAATGCATTAATTAAATTATAGTAATATGGATTATCTAATAAAGGTGAAGAAACTTCTCCATTTTCATTTATAAGATATTTTATTTTTGCACCTGCTCCATTCTTATATTCAGGAGGTGAACCTCCTATCCATTCAAAATATAATATGTATGTAGCAGGATTTGATACTATAACATCTCTAGACGATAAACTATCTCCTCCCCATTGTTGATTAATTTCTCCATTAGCAAATATAGCATTATTTGTGGGAGGAGTATAATAATTAATATTAGCAGCATACATTTTACTACCATTATATCTTGGAAGAATATGTCTTTGTAAATTATAATAATAATCTTGTACTTCAGCAGGAAAAGCAGAATTGCTTATTATAAGATCAAAATTTGTAGGAATAAGTATTCCACTTTCATAATCTGCTTCCATATATTTTTTACTAAATATTCCAGTAATAGCATTATTAAATAATACATTATAATCACTATTTATGAAATTTTCAGTAAGGTATGGTTCAAATATAATTTGATCTATAACTGAAGAAGTAGGAGATATAGATTGAGTAACTAATAAAGATGCTGTTATACTATTTGTGAAAACTCCAAGTGAATGAACTGTTTGAGCCCATAAATGATCACCTTCAATTAATGAAAAACTACTAGTTATTGTAAAATTATTAGCACCAACTCCTAATGGTCCTATAGAACCTATTAAACTAGAAACTCCACTTGAATTTAATACATATAAATTTACTCCATCTAATCCTCCATTTGTATTAACTAAACCTGAAAAAGTAACATTAATAGGAATATTAGGTGTTTTAGAACAAGTAAATCCTTCTGGGTATAATGATGCTGTACTCCAAGCTAAAGGGGATAAAATGGAAGATGTAAATATTAATCCTGTTGATGCAGAAGAAAAAGATTGTGTTACAGTAGCAGATATTTTATAATCCACAATAGTATTATCAGCTGAAGAAGTTGCTGGTGTAGGTGGATTTACATAAAATAAATAGTAATCCGGGTATTCAGTTATATTTAATACATCATATGTTTGAATACCTATATCTGAATATTTGATTTTGATTTTTTCTAAAGATTGAAGAGATATAGTATTATCAATTCCATTTTGGTCTATTCTATTTACTTTTATAAATAAAATTCCTGGATTTACTCCCCAGGTTGCTGGGAAAATTGGGCCTGTGTAACTTGATGCTGGCATTATTAAAAATTGTTATGAGCTTCTTCTTCTTATAGTACCTCCATTATCATAATATAAATATATTTCTCCAGAATTTGGTGATGTTAATGGATTTAAAAAATCACTATTTGATGTATATGATTCTCTATATAATGTTATTTCATAATTATTTATAGTTGTATCAATAAATAAAAATGGGTTTTCTTCATTCAAATTTCCATCACTAACAATTAGTTGAGAACCACTAAATTCTCCATTGTAAAATTCAACTTGAGTATTTCTTGATTCAGATATTAAACCTAAAGATGAATCTATAATTTCATACCAACTTTGAGTAAAATCAGGAATAAAATTATTTATAAAAGGATTAATTCCATTAAATTCTTCAAAGGTTCCCGCAGTACTACCTGAGGTTTCAACCATATCTATGGAACAAGAATAGTCATTAAAATTATATTCTACTTGAGCTGGTCTAACTCTATTTCTTTCTAGGTAATGTTGTTTTATTACTAATCCTGTAGCTAATCCAGATCTAACAGGAGTAAAGTCTTTTATTAATTTAAATAATGAATTATCATAATATTTAATTAATCTTATATATGCATTCCAATTATATGAATCAATATATTTTTTAAAATAATCGTCTCTTATATTATTTAAAGAAGTATAATCCGTTCTAGATGAAGAATAATATCTAGGATCACCAATAAATTCTCCAATATTGAAATATCCGTATGAATTTGCTATATCATCATTTATTTCATTTTGAGGAGAAAAAGCAATTTCAACATAATTTATATCCTTTGTATAATTTCCAGATGAGGAATTAAAAGAACTTATAAAATATTGTTGTTGGATAGATTGTTGTAATGATAATACATTTTCATAATTACTAGAACTAACTATTTGTATTTTATTAGAATTAGGATTTTGAATTCCTATTATTGGTTGATCTTGATAATAATATTCTATATTATCTACAGAATTATTATATCTAATTGAAGAGCTATAATATACTACATCAAAATTATTACTTGAAGTTAATGGCCCCCCATAAGTATTACCTCCATATATTCCAAAGCCATATAATGAACCTCCTAAAATAAAAGATGCTGTTGGGTAAGAACCAGAATATGCTGGATGATGGGAATTATAGCTTGAAGAATTAGAAGAAGTAAGAGAAGATGAAAATTCAGCTTCTAATTCATTTCCTAATGGGGCTCTAAAATTAACTATATCAAAATATGAAAGTGAACCTGTAATATTTATACCTTCTATTGAATTAGGGTTCATAGTATAATCATAGAAAGTAGAAGAATTTATCTTATGTGAATGGTATCTAAATTCTTGAAATGAGCCTGAAAATATGGAAGATGAAAATCCTCCTAATAACGCGCCATAAGGAACATATGATGAAGTGAAGGGTTTATATATATTCCATGAAGTATTATATGATGAAGAAGTTGAACCAGTAATACTTAATGAAGTTGAACCCGTATATCCTATAGTAAATCCATCTGGTCCATTATATATTTTATTTGCTGTTCTTAAAACATAATCATTATTTATAATACTTTCTGAAGTATGGGTATTTTTATATAATGAAATACTCCACCAATCTCCATCAAAAAATGGTAAATTAATATTACTAGAAGTAACATATCCAAATGCTCCAGAAATAAGTAATTTTAAATCACCATAATATTTTGAACTTGTAGCTACAGAACCACTATATGAACCACTTACTAATGATGAACCTGTATAATTTAATTGGATACCAAAATCAAATTTAGAAGAATTTTCATTACTTGTTTTAACTAATAAATATTGTTGATAATTTGATGAACTTGGTATTCCATTAGTTTTAAATCTAAAAAGTATTTCATCAGGTACATTAAAATTTCCTTCTGCTAAAAGATTTCTATATAAAGGAAGCCATGGGATTATAGGTTGAGCTTGTTGATATGTTTTAAAAGCATTTGAATATCTTTCAAAATAATAATCATAATCATTAACATTTATATCGTCTTTCCCTCCATATTCATTTATTCTAATTAAGGTATCAGGTATTCCATATATATTTAATAATGTTTTTATACCATCTACTGTTCCTTTTTTCTTTAATAAATAAGGTAAATTGTTATATAAACGTTTATAAATACTATTATTTAAAGTTGCGATGGGGACCAATGAAGATGAAAGAGAACCGCTTATAGACGCTGTTATGTACGTTGTAATGAGCTCACTTCCCGTAAATTGCGTATTAAGACTTGGAGTAACACCTAAATATGAAGCAAATAAATCATTTGTTGTAAAATTATTTTGATATATTTCTAAACCTAAAGATTTTAATACATCTGAAGTTAAATCTTGGGCTATTCCGGATGTTAATCTATTATCAGCAACTAATTTATCTGTTATAGATTTTAAATAAATGAAAATATTATCATAATGCTGCCCTACCATATCTACAAATTCTAGATATGGAGTATTATCTTCATCCGTTCTTAAATATTCAGGAATAGTATATACTAAATAATCTTTATTTTGATTATCATATAGTATAGCTGAGGAAGTTTGGTTATTATACCATGTAAGAGTTTGAGCACTTCCTGTAGAATATAAAGTTACTGGGTTGAAGTTATTTTTAGGCCAAGAATAAGAACTTGATTCATAATATAAAAAATATTCATATCCATCAAAATTTTCTATAATATTAGTTATATTATTTTGTAAAATTGTTATTGAAGATGAAATATGATATGATGATGAAGATGAACCTGTAATGTTTGAAGTGATTTGGTTTATATCATTATTATAATTTTCAATATTTTTTACTTTTAAATAAAAATTATATAATCTTTGATATGCTGAACTAAATTTTATGAAATTAGAGTAATCTTCATAATCGATATTTATTTGAATACTTTGATCTTCTAATAAGCTTTTTAATTGGTTTAAAGAACTAGTATTTGTAGTTGATGTTAAACTATTATAATTTTGAAAAGTAGTAGAATTACTTATTTGATCTAAAATATCTATATTTAAGTTTGGACCTTGAATATATATACTATCATCTACTTCTATTATTTCAGGGGGAAATTCAACATTAAATCCTATTGGATTTGCTGCTTCTTCAACAATCCATAATTCCGATTTTATATCAAATTGAAGTGGTAATGGTTCGTATAATTTAACTAATAATACTAAATTATTGTTTTCTACTTGGGTTAAAAAATTTACAGCTATTATTAAATTATTATCTCCAAAATTTAATTTATAATCTGTAAAATAAGGATTATTTGCTTTAAAGGAAGCATAATTATTATAATCTGTAGTTATGGTATTAGATAAAATAGTATTAGAATATAATTTTAATTCTGTTCTATCTGAAGAAATTTCTTTTATAAAGAATTTATCTGATGGGGATGAACCAAATTTTTTATTAAAAAATGTATAAACTGTTTCTATTATTCCTTCAGAAATACCGACATTTTCTAAATCTTTAACAACATCTACACTTATTTCAGATATAGAACTTATACTATCATTAGTAGTACCCGCTTGAGAAGGATTATTTATAACAGAATAATGAGTGTAATTTAAATCTGAAAAGATTAAAATTTCATTATTATATATATGGAATTCTGAATAAGTGTTTGGGTTTCCAAAATTAGAATATATATCAAAATTTTTTATTAAAGATGTATCATTATTTGATATTTCTTGATATGAAAATTTTATAGGGTTTATATTTGTAATTATAGGTTCAGCCATTTATTTATGGTAAATTACTTAAATTATTTTGCAAAGTATTAAATCTTTCATTAGCAGATAATAATTCTCTTCTCAAATCATTTATTTCAGCTATCAATGCTTCATATATAGGATCTGTTTCTTCAGGTTTTATATAATCAGTTGATGTTTTAATAAGATATTCATGAGAATTTATATTCCCAAACTGAGGTATATTAAAGAATAATTTATTATAATATGAAAAAAATTCCTCTATAGTAGGTAAAGGTTCTTCTAATGGAGGTGGAGAAACTAATTGAGAAAATTTAGTATCAATAGTATTCTCAAATTGAGTTTTATCATAAACTAATCTATTTAGATTAATATTATCCATTTACAATTTTAAAATATTGATTATTACTTAATATTATAGTTGAACCATCTACAACAGTTTTTATTAAAATTTCATAATATCTTTCTTCTTGTAATCCATTCATGTATAAATTAAAATAATTTGATGTAGAATCAGTACTTATTTTAGTATAAGTTGTATCAAAATCTACAACAAATTCATTAGTATCTAAATCTTTAATAGCATAATATGAACTTGTAGGTAAAAAATAATTATTTAAATATACAGATGAAGTTTGAAATACTCTAGTAGGATATGTAGGTCTTATATTTATTCTAAATTTTTCAATATTGTTTTTAGGATATTCTTGTTTATTATTAGGAATGGTAAATACTAATTCTGAAGTATTGATTTCAGAGTATGAAGAACCTGTTGAGAATAAATAATCATCCCATTTAAATTCTAATAATGGAGGATATATAGTATGAGTATCTCTTGAATAGTATTTCATTTGTATATCATAATATTCATTTGAATTAAATTCAGATGAATTATCTTGTTTTATTAAAAATCCATTATTATTAAAAGTACCACTAACCCATGCTTTAATAGTATCTGTAACATTCACATTGATATCCAAATCACTATAATAATCAAAACTTTGAGTTTGAACTATATTTAAAGATAGATTTGAAGAACCAGTATACCAATTTCCCCCTCCAGGATTAGAAGAAGGGAATGAAGCTGTTATATATGCTCCAAAACTTGAAGTAGCCCATTTAGTAGAACCAGAAGCTTGGGTATATATCCAACTACATCCATTGGATATTACAGGTAAATCATAAAATTTTCCAGTTCCCATTGCCCATGGATTTGAAATAGGGTATATATAAAGTATTGTAGTGTTATTTAAACCTTCTATATTAGCTTTAAATAATTTTAAATTTGAATTCCATTGAGAACCAGAAATTTTATTATTAATAATATCTGTTATTTCAGTTGAATCAAATTGTATTAATATTCTACTTACTTGTGGGCCAGTATTTGTTAAATCTCCTTCAGGATTTAATGATGTTTCTATAATTTCATCTAATCCAGAATTAGATAGAGGACTTATTGAATATATAGTGGCATCCTTAGAAGGAAAAATTTTGTAAACAGCCATTTTTTATTTTGGTTATAAATATTAAAGAAATTAAAAACTAGTTACTCTTCCTATTATATCTGTGTTAGGATACCTAACTTCAAATATACATGGATCTAAACTAGGATATACAACATTATTATATGTTGCTCCTTCAATATCATATGAATATTGAGAATACCCATTTATTACCCCATTTTTATTAGTTATTTTAATACTTTTAACAGTTTGAACACCATTAATTCTGTCTAAAAGAACATATAAATTTCTTAATAAAATAGGTTGATTTATTTGCCATTTATCTATATCAAAGTAATTTTTTAAAGCTTCTACACATAAAATTAAAACTTCATTACTTACATAATCTGGGAGGGTTATTATTTCAAATTCTACTCCTATATTAATTATAAAAGCATCTTTTATTTTAATAGAATCATTAATCATTCTGTATTGGGATAAGTATGTAGATATATTCTGTTTTAAAGCATCAGAAGCATAATTTAATTTTTTATCTGTATTGTAACTTAGTACATACATGTTTAATACTGATGGAGATTCTCCTATTTCTAAATCTTCTAATTTTTGAGGTGTTGTGTATATTTTAGAAATACATCCATATTTTGATGGCATACTTAAAGCTCTAATAGTATAATCATCTACAGTAACTGCTCTTAATTGAGATTGGAATGAATTTAAAGAGTTTTGTCTAATTTCTTCTAAAGTGTCTCCATCTTTTCCTCCTGAAGCTGCTTTAGGATTAGTTACTGCTATACTATTAAATACTGTTTGAGCTGTTATATTATTTAAATTTGATTTTAAAAATTTTATATCAGCGGATTGTACTGTTGTAAGTGTTTCAGAAGGTACATTTGAATTAACTCCTCCTCCAATTAAATATCTTATAGTTAATGTAGTATTTGAAGGAGCAATCCCATAAGTACCAGTATATAATATATTTGAAGGTGCATAAGCAGTAGTTAATTTATTTTGTCCAAATGATAATCCTATTCCTATGTTATTAGAATTAGGAACTATTTCTTCATCTGTATCTGTGGATACTCCTGATCCAAATTGTAATTGAAGTGTGGTTTCATTAAGAAATTTGGTTGAAAAACGTCTTTGTATTTTTTCTAATTTCAATAAATAAGGAACATCATTATATATACTGAAATTAGGATCATTTACATTTATATTTTTTATAGAATTAAATATTGTTTCTTGAGCTAAATATGGAACTTCATACCATTCGTTTCCATTATTATCCATTATATCTAATATCCCTATTATATTAGAACTATTTATTTCTATTGTGGCAAATTGTTCAGGAGCGTTAAATGAAACATTTGTTGAATTTATTTTAGCAGATATTGCTTTTCTAGATTTTTTAAGAAGAAAATAACTAGGTTCATTTCCTACTATTTGATATACAGATATTTCTGTAGGATCATATGATGAGGAATATGTAAAATTTATATCATCTTCAATTAAAAATGTACCTCCATTAGTTAAATTAGATTGAATTAATGCATTTTTATTTATATATAAAGCATAATCAAAATCAGGAACTGATTGGCTTCCTGAAAGGATAGAAGGTACTATTTGATAAATATCTATATTTACAGTTGCGGCAGTTGTAACTTTAGGTTTATAACCTAACATATATGCTAAATTAAATAAATTTTCTTTTTGTTTAGCATATTGTATAAAAGTTTCTTGTATTTGAGTATCAAGATAAAAACTTAAAACATCTCCTACATACGAAGACATTTCCATAAACATCATCCCTATGGAAGAAGGAGTAAAATCATTATATGTTGTAGGAAAATATGTTTTAGAATAGTCTATTAATTTTTGCCTAAAACTAGCAAAATCACGATTTAGATATTTTATGTCTTTATTTGTTGCCATTAGCTAAAAGTTAATTCAATATTATCTGTTATTCCTCCATTTGTTACACTATACGTTAAATTTATTTTTAATTGATTAGCATCTGGAATAGGGGTTACTAAGAGTTCAAGTATGTTAACTTGAGGAAAGTATAATGATATTTGGGAAGATATATTTAATAAAAGATTATCCACATTGTCTTGAGTAAGTTGATTAAATAATTGTGCTCTTAAATTACCACCAAAATTTAAATTAAATATTCTTTCATTTTGATTGGTTAAAATAAAATTGATTAAATTATTTTTAATAGTATCTTTAGTAGTATATGTTGTTTTAAATATTGCAGATCCATTTAATGGTAAAGCTATTCCTATTCCATTTCTTGCTTGGACTTCTAAAGGATTTTTATTTGGAATTCTTATAGCCATTATTTTATCAATCCCATTATTTGATCTAAACTAACTTCACCTGCAGGTAAACTACTACCTTCTGTAGCAGTATTAACATTAACTCCTGGATTAAAGTTATTTAGTGAGTCTGTTGTGTGATTTGAAAAATTTTTCCAATCACTATTACCAAAGGATTTAGCCGTTTCATTTAATATATCTTTAATAGGATCTCCAGTTGATTGAAATTTAGGTGAAGAATTTAAATTTATTGGAGAAATCATATGTTCTTTAATTGAAACTTGTGGTGATTTTTTAGGAGTATTATTAGTATGGGTAGAAAGAATTTCTATAAGAGATTCTTTAATTATTTCTTTAAAATCATCAGCTATAACTTCTTTTACGGCTTCTTTAATAAGTTTTTTAAATTCTAGTTTATTCATGATTATAAATATTTAATTTATTCAGGTCTTAAATTAGGTTGAGAATCAATTATAAATTTTAATTCATCTATGAGTACTTGAATATCTGAGGAAAAGGATGCTTCTCCTTTCAATATTATAACTCCTGTTGTGTTTTTAGCTACTGCTCTTCTTTTAGGATAAGTTATGTCTTCTGTTGTGGGTTCCAAAATTACTTCTAAAATAAATCCTCGATATGTAACTTGTTGAGACTGCATATTTATTATGGCTTGATTAGAAGTTAATGATGAAATTTCACTATTTACTTCAGAAAATGGTATATTCTGTTCTTCAGAACAATCTTTTATTAATAAATCTAACATTTGTAACAATGTTATTAATAGTTTTAAAACATTAGCCATAATAGCTAATACTAAAGCTGCTGAGCTTGTGACTGTTGATAATGTTGATAAGAAATCTTTAAGTTTATCTTGAGCTTCTTTAAGAGTTATTACTAATCCTACTGTAGTAAATTGGTTAGGAATAGGAAGTGCTGAAAATATTGGGATTACTGTTTGGAATATTTCTATAAGAGTATTTAATCCTGTTAAAGAAGTAGAAACTATAGTTATAGAAGTATATGCTGTGTTTAGTTGTTTTACAAGAAGATTTCTTTTTTGAATTATTTCATTAATATTACTAGGACATTGTTTAGGAATTGTTTTTAGTAATTGTGAAAGTTGATTAGGATCTTGATATATGTTAGGGTTTGATAATATTTGATCTAATTGAGATATACCAAAACTTGATATTAAATCTAAAATTGGAGGTACTAATTGAGATTTTAAATCAATAGTATTTTTAGTCAAAATTTGAACTAATTTACCTTCTCCTTTTATTTTTATACTTGATGGAGAATTTCTTTCTATTTCACCAGCATTAGCTTTTTGTAATAATGTATTGGCTTTATTAGTATCTAATTTTGATTTAGTTAAATATATGTTTCCTAAATCTATATAATTATTAACTATAGGATTTTCAGCTTCATCTAAAGCAAATATATTAACATCTTTATAACCATTTGATTGAATTCTAAATCCATATGGAATATTACCAGTATTAATATATCCTAAAAATTCACTATCTAATTTTTTAATCATTACTTCCCCACTTTCATCAGGTTGTCCTATTTTAATTAATGGAACAGGTGGAGAAAATATATTCACAACAGATTCTTTTAATGGAAAATTTGTTTCAGAATCTAAAATTTTAAATCTGTATATAATTTCCATTTATGTTGTAAAGTTATTTTTAGATTTTATTGAATCTATATTGGTTATAAGATTATCTAAAACAAGTTTTACTTCTGCAGATATTAAGTTTAATTGAGTAATAGGAGTTCCTTCTTTTCCGTATGCTAATATAGAACATACTTGCATAAATTCTTGAAGATTTGAAATAAGCTGTTTTAGTAAATCTGTGGTTTGGTTTCCTAATAGGATAGGTTCAGTAGCTTTAATTGAGCCTAAATATGATTTAGTTGAGTTTACAACAAATATATTTGTATCTACATTTACAGATTCTATAGATGAAAATCCTACACTTTTTATAGAACTTAATAATATATGATCTAAATTAGAATTTAATAATATTCGTCCTGAATTTAGGATTATTTGATTATTATTATATTCTTGAGGATCAGTAGGTTTGGTAGAAAAAGAACTATATCTTTTAGATGATACATTAATTGGAATTTTTTGTTTAGATGTTATATATAGTGAACTTAAATCTTCATTTATGTTTTCTAAAATATTTTCCCAACCATTATTTGATTTAACTCCTTGTCCATTTCGTAAAATAATTATAGGATCACCATCATCTCCAAAAGAAGACCATAAATTTTTTATATTAGAATTTTTTACAGTACTTCCTATTCTTATTGAATTTCCCCATCTACCTTCAAATATCATATCTCCTTCATATGGAAGAAGAGGATTAATATTTGATTTTTCTTTAAATGTTTGCCCTAAATTTATTCCAGCTTCATTATTTGGAACTATATTTGGTGAACCTTGTGAAGTTTGAATATAGTTTTTTTGTAAAGATTCAGGAATATTATCTTCATATATGTTATCAGGATAAGCATTATGATGTTGACTATTCCATATGTTTAATGGAGTAAAATAATAAGATATTTTACTAACCGTTGATTGATCTATAGATAAATCTGGGAGTAGAAGTAGGTATACTATTTCATTTATTAATGGATAATTTTTTATATTAGAAAAAAATGGAAGGGCGTATGGTAACTGTGTTGGTGGTAATGGAGTAGGAGAAGAGACTTGATCATAAAATATAGTTCCTATTGAATTCCAACCTCCATATTGTTCAAATAATGGGTGAGAACTATCTAAAATTATATCTTTTACTCTTACTGCAGAATATTGAGGAATAGAAGTTACTGTAGTTTTAGGATTGGAAACTACTTTTTTTAACCCAGCAAATCCATACCTATACATTATTTTTCTTGATTTATTTTATTTATCTCTTCAAGAAGTTGAGCTTTTTCAGAATCACTTATTATAAAACCTTCTTCTCCATTAGAATTATTTAATAAAGCTCTTTGTACAATTGCGGCCATTTTTATTAACTGTTCATCATTCTTTACTCCTATTTCTAAATATTCTTTTATTAAAGGAACAATTAATGTAGCATCCCCTATATCATTTATCAAAGGTTTTAATTCAGATATAAGTGTGGATATTTGTTTTTCTTTATTTTTAGAATTACTATATATTTCATTTAAAAGTTCAGAAAATGATTTTTTTCCAAAAATTATTTGATCTAGTTGACTCATAATATATCATTTTTATATAAATATTAAATTTATTCAAATTTTATATAATTATGCTCTAAATAAAATAAATAATTTCTATTAAAAATATCAGATAATATATTAGCAACTTTAGTTATTTTAGGAGTCTTAACATCTATTATTTCTCTAATATAGATGTATAATGCTTTTTTATTAAATATATCAATTGAATCTCTTTTTTTAAATAATTGTAAAATAGCATCTGCTATCTGTACTTCTTCCTGAAAGGTAAGTTCCTTTGTTTTTTTATTTATTTTTGGTGGAAAAATATTATATAAATTTTCATCACAATATTTTACATATTCATCTATAAAAAAGTATAATTTATCTACACTTTTATCTTTTTCATAAATCAAATTGTGATCTATTTCATTATTTTCTTTTATACTATCAACAGAAATTCTATTTTTTCTATTTTTATAATTTTTATCATTATATGAAATAAGCCATCTTTTTGTAATAGTACCAAAATATGAATATGCTTTGGGGGGAGTAATTTTTCTTAGTCTTTCTTTACACTTGGATGTAATATTTAATGAATCTATAAAACTATCTATTTGATCTTGAGTAACTCTATCTACATCCCCTACATATTCTTCAAAATTATCATTATATTCTTCATTAAATTCTTTAGTTATTATTTTAGTGAATCTTTCTTGAATGTTTCTTCGGTGATTATAACGATAAAATTTGGAAATTAAAAATATAATTAATTCATGTTGTAAATCTTCAATATTTGTTTCTTCTGTATAGTAGAATTTGAAGGTATGAATAATATTTTGGGTAAGTTTAAATAATGGATGATGAATTTTTTCTGAGTATATTCTGTTTTTTATCCTAGAATCATCAGTTTTATTATATTCTATAATAGCATTTTCTGTATCTATGGTAAAGTAATTTTTTGAAGATTTTTTCATATATTTGTTTTGTAATTCAGTAATTCATCACGTAACTTTTTTACTGAATTAAAGAACCATCCTATTTCATCATCACTTTTAAATGATTCTTTTTCATCAATTTTACTTATTTTTATATCTATATTTTCTAATTCTTTATTTATAAATTTAAATCTTTCTTCATATTTAATAATTACATCTTCAGTATTTTCTTGTTTAAGAAGTAAATTTCTTATAACAAAAGCTAAAATGAATATAACTATAATTAATAAAATAATAATATATATCATAATTTATCAAAAATGTTCTTTAACCCTTCACTTTTTATTTGACCCAAAGCTTTTGTTTTTATAGGTTGTTTCTTTGTTTCAATTTTAGATTCTGGGGGATCTAATGAATTTAATTTTGGAAGCCAAGCCTTTTCAAATTCAATACGTGCTGCCATTAAATCGGCTTGATGAATTATAAAAGGAAGTGATGTTCTGGGTTTTTGTTCTGGGAGGAATGTCATTAAATATTTTTTATTTCCTTCATCATACAAACCATCATGTGTTTGAATGGTAATCATTTCATTAAATGTATATTTAATTCCATGTTGTTGAAGTAAAAACAATCCTCTATCTGGTACTGAAGCAAATGGTAATTTTGAATTAAAGGTATAATCTTCACCTAATTTATCTTTACGCCATTGATCAGTCTGAGGTATGTATGATTCATTTTGAGAATCTCCTATCTTACCTAAATCATGATTTAATGCTGAGAATGCTAATTCTTCTATAGTGTATGTAGAAGTATCTACTCCCATTTCTACCCAAACATTATTTAATTTAAGAGCACAATCTACTACTCGTAAAACGTGATCTACATATCCTCCTGGGAATGCATTATGATATTCTTTTTTATGAGAGGCTGGCATAAGTATAATACGTTCAGCATATTTTTCATAAAATGATTTTAATTCTGAGCAGCGAGGTTCAGAAATATATTTATCCATTATGGATAATAAATTATTCCAATTATTTTGGATTTGTTCTGCAGTTAATTTCATAAATTTATTTTATTGTAAGCCGTTTCCTTCTTGTGGAGATAAAGGTTCTCTGGATATCATAGATTTAACATCTTCTAAAATATCTGAAATTTTGTTAATTGTAACTTTATAAGTAGATACTGGTTCATTTCTGGTTACAATACCTTCTAATACTTTTAATTGAGCTTCAATATGTTCAATTTTGTTAATGATTAATTCTCTGTTTCTCATTTTATTTATAATTAATATGTTTATTTATTTCCCCCACGTTATATTCCTACGTTTCTACCCTATATTCCATTCAAACGTTTTCTTTACAACCCGTATTCTCAATATAATAATTTAAGATTTAACTGCCAAGCTAAAGTTAAAAAAATTTTCAAATTCATATAAAATTTGGCATTTTTCATATTCTTCTAACTTCAAAAAATATTCTTTCCCAGCTTTTATAGCAGTTAAACCATCTTTATTTATATATTTTTTAATAGAATCTAAATGATATTTTTCTTTTAAATCTATTAATTTTAAAAATGAAAAAGCTTTATCATAAATATAATTTATACTTTTATTTTTTATTTCTATTTCTATTACATCATCTAAACCAAATGTAGATATAGTTTTAGCTGTATTTAAAGTAAAACCTTCTATATTACTTACCATTTTTATATACATTCCTAAACAAAAAATAACTTGATCTGGGGTTAAATTTTCTATCCCCCCTTCAAATGTTTCTTCTTTACGTTTTCTACCCATTTAGTATATGTTTATCTAACTCATTTAGACTAGAAATACCATAGATATTAATTTTATCTAAAACATCATTAACATCAATATTCTTTAATAAGAATTCATTCAAAAAATTTGTTTCTGAATCACTTAATTCTAATTTACCAATATTAAATAGATCAGTAACATCTTCTTCAGTATCTATAATTTTAACAGAATATAAAATATCCTTTAATTTTTTTAATTCTTCTTCACTTCCAAAATATAATAATGATTTACCATTATAATCTATATCTATTTCATGAATATTTAAATCTCTAATACAATCCAATAAATATTGTGGAAATAATTCAATAAAATCCCCAACATGGATATTCAATGATATTTTTATTACTTTCATAATTTTTAATTTTGATAAAAATACGTAAAATATTTTAGATTTCCAAATTTTTAACAAAAAAAGCCAATCTAAGATTGGCCTTTATTTAAATTTAATATTAATTATATTATTTTCTATTTTCCCTAAAAATAGCTCCAGATGCAGCTCCAGTTTTACTTTTACCAGTTAATTTATCCTCAAGATCTTTACCTGGTCTTTTATCTAAATCAGCTATTAAAGTGTTTAATTCATTTTCATCTTTAACTGCATTAATTTTATTTAGCCAAGCTCCTTTAAGTTTAGTATTGGCACCACTTATTGCTTTACTTAAAACATCTTTTTTTGCTTTAAAATCTGAAGCTTTATCTATATTTCCTTTTATTTTATTCCAAGTTGTGGTTTGACCAAATAAACCTTCATTTACTTCTTCTTCTTCTATTACTTCAAGAATTAATTCTTTAATAATTCCGCGAAGTTTTGATTCATTTTGCATTGATTTCATTTTTTTCTGCAATGTTTCTTCAATTATTTTATTTACATTTTTCATTTTGTATGATATTATTTTATTATAAATACATTAGTCTTTAAAAAGAATTAAATTGTTTAATAAATAACGTTTTTTCTATTATTAATATAATTTTTTACATATTCATATGCTTCTCGTTTATCATCTTCATTTCCGGTTTTAGCTCTTCTCATAGCAAAATCTAAACCTCTAACATCCTCAGTCCCTGTAGTTTTTAATACATCTAATACATTTTTATAAGTTAATTCATACTTATAAAATTCATATACATCTTTAATAAAATCAAGCAATTCACTAGGAATTAAACTATTAGCATTTAATTCACTTTCATACATAACTTCTCTAATGATTTCTTTTAATTGGGATCTAGTCATTTTAATTTTTAATTATATCATAATATGGCTCATCAGGTTCACTTGTATTTAATTTTACTAAATCTTTTAATTCTTTCATTAAATCTGATGGTAATTCTTGGTAATTTCTATAAATTAAATACTTCCTACCTGGAAATGCTGTTCCTCTATATTCTTTTATTTTATACATCATTGGATTAATACCTACTTTATCTAAAATAGCTTTAACTTGATCTTCTGGGGTTTGATTTTCTTTTAATGATTGGGTTTTTTCTTTAGCAATTATTTTATCATCAATAAGTTTTAAATCACGTTTAATAGGATTTAATTTAACCTTAGTTAAAATACCTACTATTTTCCCAGTTGCAGGATAAAATTCACCCTTAAATTCAGGATCATGTTTTTTAATAATAGACATTACTTTATCTTTATTAGTTTCTAAACTACCACCATCCACAACTAAACGAATTTTTATTAAACCTACGGATTTATTAGCTCGTTTACTTAATCCACTTTCTTCATTTTCTTTAAGAATTTTACTAATTTCTTCGCGGATTAGTTTACGAAATTCTATGATTTTCATTTTATTTAAGTTTATTAATTAAATTTTTAGCGATAGTTTTTTTATCATTTATAGATTTCTTAGATTCCCTAAAATCATTCATTAACTCTTCAACCTCTTTCAAATCCATGTCTCTCTGTTTCAATAACCCAGTTGCAATCCTATTAGCATCGCTTTTCTGTTTATATATACCTAAAATACTATTTGATTTTAATCCACCTTTTATCATTAAACCAAACCCAAACATATCAGTTTCAAATAATATATCTTCTTTAACAGAATTTTTAGTAGGTTTAACTACAACCCAAAATTCACCAATTTCATCAACTAAATCTTCATTTTTTGATACTTCATCGGTAGGTTGTTCTTCGATTGGTTGTTCACCGATAGGTTCTTTACCCTCAGTAAATAAATGTCTAAATCTCCAATTAGATATATTAAATTCTTCCATTTTAATGTTTTCATATAAATATGCGTATTTATTAGAAAATAAATAAAATAAATGTTTATGACAACAAATGAATTAATCACAAAAATGGAAGAAGTGTTTAACACACTTAAAACCGAACAAGCTAAAGTTACAAAGAAAGCCAAAAACAATGCCAGAAAATCTTCAACCGAGTTGAGAAAATTATTGGTAGAGTTTAAAAAAGCATCTTTGGCAGAATCAAAACAATAAACAAAAATGTTTAAAAAAAAGAAAAAGGGTACAGCATGTACCCTCTTTTTTTCACCCTCTACTATATATATTTGTATATACCCTTAGGTATATATAAATTTTACCCTACTTATAAAAACACATCCCTTTATATATTCACCCAAAATGGCTATAGTGAAAAAGAAATACCTTGTGGGAGACACCTATGGTGGATATGTTGGGTTTGAATATTTTTGGTTTTAATACTGGGATTAATATGTAAAGTATATAGATATATATCCTATCGACATGTTTTGTGTTAAAAAAATTTTGGTTAAAAACCTAATGTATTAAATATGTGTGTGGTTATGGGATGTAATAGATGTGTGGTAGATGTGTGTGTGTGTGTGGTAGGGATATAAGTATATATTGTCGAGGGGCATATATAGTTATAACTTATACTTTTAATCTACTTTCCTATATACTACCCGCCACCCATATATTGACAGTAACGCGCGTGGGAGTAATATTATATTATACCATATATATATGCATAACTTATTTACACCATAAAGTATACAACATGTTATTAACATAATATAAACGTTATTAACAATGGTCTATTTCTTTACACCATAATGCATGCATCAAAAGAACAATTGCTTATATAAAAGTAAGGCCCACATTTTAGTGGGCCAAACTTTTCAAATTAAAACAACATTAAGCAACATGTACAATTTCTTGATCAACTTGTTTTTTAGGTCTACCTCTTTTTAACAAACCAGCTTGTTTTTTAGCCATTAAATCTTTTAACCTAATTTGTCTAACACTATTTTCATCTACAGGTCTACCTTTTTTTAATATACCTGCTTCTTTTTTAGCATTTAATTCTTTAAGTCGCTTTTGTCTTTCACTATCTTCTACTACTGGTCTACCTCTTTTTACATCACCTTTTAATTCTCTAGTTTTTAATCTTTGTTGTCTAACGCTGTTTTCATCTATTGGTCTACCACGTTTTACTTCTTTTTTAACAGTTAAATTGTTAATCATTTCTTCAAGTAATACACTTTTAATAGTGCTTGCTTTTTCAATTCCTAATTCTTTTGCTTTTGCTAATAATTCTTGTCTGTTCATAATGTTGTTGTTTTAATTGTTTAATTATTTAATTTCTTGATATAAAGATAATATAAATTTTTATACTTGCCAAATATTTTGTGGTAAACAAATATTAAAGTATTAATGCTTGAAATATAATACTTAATGTACCTAAAACAACCCATATAAAGGCTACTACCACTGTAATATTTTCGCCTTCTCGAATGGCATTTTTTAAAGATATTAATCCCGCTAAAGTAAATAAACTAATAATAATCAACACAAATATTCCCATAATTTATTTTGTTAAATTGTTTATACTGATTTTGGTTTTATTCCTGTATTTCCTTCCCCTTGTTCTATATGAACAGGTTGAAATGGTTTTGGATCGTAATTGATTGGTTTCATAAATTATCTACCTCCAGATGCTAATTCTTTTATCTCAGCTCTTAATTTTTTATTTTGGATCTTTAATTTATCTACTTCATTACGTAGTTCTAGGATCATTTGTAAATAATAATCTATTTCTTTTTGTTTCATAATCGTTTCGTTTTAATTTCTGACATAAATGTACTATTATTTTTTATACTTGCCAAATGCTTTGTGGTAAAAAGATATTAATTATAAAATGAATAAAATCCTAATTGTACATTCATTGTGTATATTTCTATTGAAACTACTTCCATATCTAAAGATATTGAAGAATTATTCCATTCATCATCAAACATATAATCTTCACCATATTGTAAAATACTTTTATTAACTAATAATTGAAATAATATTTCAAACTTACATAACATTTCATACAACTCAATTTGTTGTTTGGGTGTTAGTATTTTGAATTCAATTTTGTTGCTCATGTTATTCATAACTATTTGTTTTAATTGTTTATGTTTTTTTTAGAATTGAATATAATCAATAGCTAATATACCTGTTGGTTTTCCATCAAGAGTTAATTCATAATTAGGGTCCATTCCTGTTAATATAATATCATCTATTAACTGTTGGATGGTGTTAAATTTGTTTGTGTAGTAATTACATTTTAAGCTGTACATAATTTTGAGTTTTAATTATTTAATTTCTTGATATAAATGTACTAACAATATTTTTAATCTCCAAAAAAAAAAACACCTGTAATGTCTTTTTAACACTACAGGTGTATTTCAGAAATTAAAACAACTATTGAACAAAAGTTTCAGCCAATTGATATAACTCAGCGTTTAGTTTTATATCTTGGTTAAAGTTTTTGATTTTTCTTGCTTTACGCATTTTTGAACCATAATTAAACATTCCGTTAATTATTTTTTCTTGAATACGATTGTAAACACTCCACAAATCATTACCTTTATCTTCATTTCTAATAGGTTCTACTAATGAATCAAGGTCAAAAGTATGTGAAGGTATGTTTTTAATTTCATCACCCAAACGTATTTCAAGAGCTTTCATAGCAAAATCTTTTATTTGTTCCATTTCCAATTGAATCGTTTTGAATTTGTTCATTGATTCAACTGTTAATGGAAGTTTTTCTACCATGTTTGTAATTACTTTTCTTAACTCTTCAAAATCATAACCCATGTGACGAATTTTCATGTCTTCAAATTCCTCGGTTTTAATTACTAGACCATTTTCACAAACTAACCTAAATAATCCTGCGGTAAAAGTAAATGCATTTTTTCCATCACTGGAATTGGTTAAGAGGATTTGTGGATAAGCATCATCACCATCTTCACCTTTAATCATTACATCGGGATTTCTAAATACTACAAGGTGTTTTTGAAAACCTACATTTTTTCTTGCTTTGACTTGTTTTGCATCTACTACGTTCCATCCTAATAATTCCATATCTTCAATGACTTGATAGGTAGGAATGTGGGTGTACTTTTCAGATGTTATTTCTGCTCCTTTGGTTGCAAAAATACTTGGTGCTAATTCTTTGATTTCGGATTTGGTTTTGTAACCTTCATTTTTTAATTCTAACATAGCTTTTTTGTTTTAAATTTCTGAGGTAAATATAATGATAGTTTTTTAAATTTCCAAATATTTGTAGTAAAAAAGCATTAAAATGATTGTTCGTAAGGTATAAATTCTTTTTCCATTATTTTGTTTTTAACAATTTCAATTAATTTAGTTAAACAAGCAAGTTCTGCTTCTTCGTATGTATGAAAATATGCTGCATATTGAGTTGAAGTATGCTCACCTGATAATACCCAACAAAATGTAGATTTATTACCTAATTCCATTGTTATCCAAGAACACAATCCATACTTCTCTCTAAACCATCTAAAGGCTTGTTGATAAAGTGGTGCTAAGATATAATCAAATTCTTGTGCATTTTCTTGATTTTTGCATTCTTCTATTCTTAACAGAATGTGCTTTAAATCATGTTTTGCTAAACAAGGCTCATCAAATCCTAACTCTTTAAGAGCTAATGCTTCGGTATAATTCACAAACTCTTTTTCCATTATTTTTTTCTTTTAACAATTTCAATTAATTTAAATTTTTTGTAGATTTGGTTGATTATCCAACACCGCCACGTGGAGGCATCTACTTGGTGTCACGGGCTTCGTTGCTACTTTGCTGTTATCGGCCGATTCAGTTTTTTCGCCATTCATGTTTTTTATTATAGTGTGTATCCCCTACTTCACCCAATTGGATACCAACACTTTGGTAGTCAGGACAGGATTCGAACCTGCATTAAGCTACATATTGAGTGGGTGTCAACTTAATGTCTTCCAATCAATCATCACTCTACCGATAGCTTCCGCCACCTGACTATATTTGCCCCAAATGAGATTACTTTGAGGACTAGATTTTAGCTGGTTTCCTTGCTATTTGAGTAACCAATTACTGTCTTACCAGATTTAAACCCGTCAACCATTACTTGGGGAGGGCATGGTTTTGCGCTCTTATTCCCAATGAGTTCTTTTGTAAAACCTAAGAACCAGCAGCTATAACTTGTGTTAAGGTCAAGTTACCATCACTATAAGTATCTCTTACTTATTGTAGTCAGGACAGGATTCGAACCTGTAACAGCACTTACGTCAATCCCCTATATGGTTCAGCGTCTACCAATTCCGCCACCTGACTAATTAAAAGAACTTCTTTTGATGACCTAAAGATACGACTTAGAATCCTGTTAGGCAACAGTTTACCAAAATATGAAGCGAGTTTTGACTCGCCTCATTTTAGATAATTTCTTTCACTTCAATATTATTACAACTGTAGCTAGGTCCTGTGCAGTAAATATAGGTTGGAAACCCACTTAACGCGCCTGCTGTAGCCTCTCCGTTGATTTTCGTCTTGGAACGGTATTTGATTAGTTGCTTAACATACTTCTTCAACTTACCCTTGTACTTACCTGCCTCGGTTTTATTTTTAAAACCCTGACCTTCAGGTCCTGCATAGTAGTACCTGTTTCGTTGACCGTACCACCCGTCGTCGGTATAAGTTTCGAGCGCTACTACGATTTTTGATTCCATACTTATTAATTTTAGTAGTCAGGACAGGATTCGAACCTGT